GAGTTATACCGTTTCTCAAAAAATTCGAGGCAACAGTTAAGTGCTGTACTCAAAATGGTGTTCGTGGAGGCTCCGCTACGGTTCATTTCCCAATTTGGCATAAAGAAATTGAAGACATTTTGGTCCTCAAAAACAACAAAGGAACGGAAGACAACCGAGTACGGAAATTAGATTATTCAATTCAGTTATCTAAACTGTTTTATGAAAGGTTTATTAATGATGAAGACATTACCTTGTTCAGCCCACACGAAGTGCCAGAATTGTACGAAGCTTGGGGTACTGAAAAGTTTGACGAACTATATGAAATCGCCGAAAGAAAAACAAGTGTTGACAAGAAAAAAATTAATGCACAAGAACTAATCTTTGATATGCTCAAAGAACGAGCTGAAACTGGTCGTATCTATATTATGAATATTGACCATTGTAATACTCATTCTAGTTTTAAAGATAGAGTGTATATGTCAAACTTATGCCAGGAGATTACACTTCCTACTGACCCTATTCAACACATTGATGGTGAAGGTGAAATTGCATTGTGTATTCTATCAGCAATCAATGTTGGTAAAATTAATCATGTAGAAGAACTAGAACCTTTATGTGAACTTGCAGTAAGAAGTTTAGATGAAATTATTGACCATCAAAAATATCCTGTTAGAGCCGCAGAAATATCTACCAAAGCTCGTAGAAGTTTAGGTATTGGGTATATCGGTCTTGCACATTATTTGGCTAAACATAAAGTTAAGTATGCTGACAAAGAAGCACTAAAATTAGTAGATGAATTAACTGAAGCATTCCAATATTATCTATTGGCAGCTTCTTGTGACCTTGCTGAAGAAAAAGGTCCTTGTGAATATTTTAACAGAACAAAGTATTCTGACGGTATTCTTCCTATAGATACTTACAAAAAAGAAGTAGATGAGTTGGTGAAACCAAATTTCAAATACGATTGGGAGCATCTAAGGAAAGATATTGCAAAACATGGGTTACGACATAGCACACTCACAGCCCAAATGCCGTCTGAAAGCTCTAGTGTGGTTTCCAATGCTACAAACGGCATTGAACCACCTAGGGATTATCTAAGTATTAAGAAGTCTAAAAAGGGTACATTAAAACAAGTTGTACCACAATATCAACAATTAAAGAATTTTTATACTTTATTGTGGGATATGAAGAGCAATGATGGATATATAAATATCGTTGCGGTAATGCAGAAATACTTTGACCAAGCTATTTCTGGCAACTGGTCATATAATCCTGAAAACTATGAAGACAATCAGGTGCCTGTGTCTGTTATGGCACAAGACCTATTGAATACTTACAAGTATGGTTGGAAGACTTCATACTATCAGAATACATATGACGCTAAGAGAGATATTGACGAACCATCACATCCAGTTGGTTGGAAAGATAATGTTGAGGAACAACAAGAAACAATAACTACTGAACCACAAGACGAAGAAGCTTGTGACAGTTGTACAATCTAAGGGAGCGTTATGGCATTTTTATGTGTAAATACGCCTCATATAGATGTGTTTGTCAAAAAAGAATATCTTTATGACCACCAAAAAGGACATGGTGAATTAGTTGAGGGTGTTTGGGTATCGGCAAAGTCTATACAAGGCAGAGCATTGTATTTTGAAACATACTTACCTGAGTATGGTGCTTTATTTGATAAGTTACCAATTTCTGCTTTTGTGTGGAAAAAAGATTTTGAAGGTAATATACCTTTAACAGAATTACAATTGTGGGATTGTTTTAGTTACGATATTACAATTTGTGAAAAGGTGATGATGACAGGTAATCAAGTTAAGTATTTGTCGCCATCAAAAAAATGGTATAAAGGTTGGTATATGTTTACAATAGATAACGCCAACTCCACCAACTTAGAAAGAAATGTGTCTTATAGTGAAACGCCTAGTCAACATAAGTCATTTAATATATTAAAATTAGAGAATGGCCATTTTGCGGCTCAACCTAACAATCGAGTTATCTTTTATGATAAGTCTTATACTCCTAGTGAATTGAAATTTCCAGATTTCAAAGTGTCCACGGTAGAGTATAGTGTAGAAGGCGAACAAAAGTGGACAGCAGGTGATGATGATAAATTCTTTTATGATATAGAGGAGAGAAAAGAGTAATGGCTAGAAGTGTACTAAACAAAGATAATACGGTTGACTTTACAAAACAGCCTATGTTTTTTGGACCTGAAATGCAGGTACAAAGATATGACGATATGAAGTATCCTATTTTTGACAAACTTAACCAACAACAACTTGGTTATTTTTGGAGACCTGAAGAAGTGTCTTTACAAAAAGATAGAAACGATTATCTACAACTAAACGAACAACAGAAGTTTATATTTACATCTAATTTAAAATATCAAACTATGTTAGATAGTGTACAAGGTAGAGGACCTTGTTTAGCATTTTTACCATTTGTATCTATACCAGAACTTGAAGGCTGTATTGTAACATGGGATTTTATTGAAACAATCCATAGTAGAAGTTATACATACATTATTAAAAACTTGTATTCAGACCCTAGCGAAGTATTTGATACTATTATGGGAGATGAAAAAATACAAGAGAGGTCTAAATCAATTACTAAAACTTATGATGATTTAATTGCATCTGGTTATCAATGGTCATTAACACCAAATAAAGTTGATTTAAAAGAACTGAAAAAGAAAATGTATTTGGCAATGTGTACAGTAAACATTTTAGAAGGATTAAGATTCTATGTATCGTTTGCTTGTTCATTTGCATTTGGTGAACTTAAACTTTTAGAAGGTTCAGCAAAGATTATATCTTTTATTGCAAGAGATGAAAGTCAACACCTTGCAATGTCACAAACAGTTATTAATAACTGGAGAAATGGTGACGATAAAGATATGATGCCAATTATGAGAGAGTGTGAGAAAGAAGTATATACAATGTATGATGAAGCTGTACAGGAGGAAAAGCGTTGGGCAACATATCTATTTTCCAAAGGAAGTATGATTGGATTATCAGAAAAACTGTTACACCAATTTGTAGAGTACATGGCGAACAGGCGTATGAAAGCAATCGGCCTAGAACCGAAGTACGAACAAAAACAAAATCCTCTACCATGGGTAGACCATTGGTTAAACAGCAGAAGCCTACAGAACGCACCACAAGAAACAGAAATCGAAAGTTATGTGATTGGTGGTGTTAAACAAGATGTTAAGAAGGACCAATTTAAGAAATTTAAACTATAATGAGTAAAGAGAAACGAACAAAAAACTGTAATTCCTGTGAAACTAAATATACCGTACAATGGGACATTGAAGAACAAGACTTAGAACCTTTAACTTGCCCATTTTGTGGTTATGAGGTTGAACAGGAGGAAGATGAAGAAATCTGGACAAACGAAGACAGTATCGAAGACGATAATTGGAATTGATTATAGTTTAACAAGTCCGGCCATTTGTATTAATATAGATGGTGATGCTGGGTTAATGTTTTATTACCTAACCAATAAGAAAAAGTGGACTGGTACAATAAGTGAGGATATAGTAGGATATGAACATAAAGAATGGACTGACCCAATTCAAAGATTTAGTTACATTTCAGATTTTGCAATTGACCTTATCGAAGGACTTATTAATCCAATCGTTTTCATTGAAGGTTACTCATACGGTTCAAAAGGCCAAGGCATTTTTCAAATCGCCGAAAATTGTGGCATACTTAAATACAGATTACAAGAATCAAAGATACCTTACGAAACTGTTGTACCTAGTGTTGTTAAAAAGGGTGCGACAGGTAAGGGCAATGCTGACAAAGATATGATGTATGAAGCCTTTGTAAAAGAAACAAACATTGACTTGAAGAAATTATTTGAAACAGAAAAAGTAGGTAATCCTATTTCAGATATTGCAGATAGTTATTTTATACAAAAAGTTGGTTATGAAAATAGTATTAAGAGCACAACAACATCCTGATAACATCTACGGTACTATAGAAGAATTTGATTTAACAGAAATCAAGTGTATGCCAACAGATGAATGGTTAAAAAATAGAATGGACGAATTTGATTATTGGTCCTCTTTTGAAAACCATGGCATGATTTATCCTATCACAGTTTCCCCACATACAGAATCTTGGGTGCAAAACATAATCAAACAAGAAACAAACGGTAAGCCTAAAAAACCTCATCACTTATATGCTAATGGTGAAGTTAAACCTGGTCTATATGTACAAACAGGTAATAAAAGAGTTTATTGGGCTAGAGAAAACGGATATACACATATAGAAGGATACTTAATTAAAGACAAAGAAATGAAAAGTAAAATAAGAACTCAACTACATATACCTCATGGAGAAATACCAAGATGAAATTAAAAATAGTTAAAGGGTGGTATCTACCAGATTATGACACACACTTTGAGTCTATGTTAAAAGAAGTCAATGGTGAATTTACATATCAACAATCACATAGAGATTATGTTTTAGAATTTGTAGATAAGTTTGATATAGCAATTGATGTAGGGGCTAATGTAGGTTTCTGGTCAAAAGATTTTTGTAGAAAATTTAAAAAGGTTTGGGCATTTGAACCTGTTTATGATATATCAGATTGTTATAGAAGAAATATGGCAACCTATGATAACTGGCATTTAGAACAAGTAGGTTTATCTGATAAACAAGGTGAGAATGTACCTTTGTATAGAGGTATAGAAAACTCAGGTGGTGGGTCTTTAGTTGAAGGTTTTGAAAGTGCAAGTAATCAAGTTGAACATATAGATATTAAAATGTTGGATAATTATATTAATGATTTTGATACTGTAGATTTGATAAAGGTAGATATACAAGGCCATGAATATCAATTTTTAATGGGTGCATTAGAATTTTTAAATAAGTTTAGTCCTACATTATCATTAGAATTACCAATAAGAACAGACGAAGAAATATTAATTAAAAAACATTGTGTAAAATTATTGGAAGATATTGGTTATAAAGAGGTGGGCAGACATAAAAAAGATACGGTATTTAAAAAATGAATATTGCAGTTGTAACAACATTAAACAAAAAGTTATACAAACAGTATGGCCATAAGTTTTTCGAAACTTATAATTGGCCATTTGATTTGATTGTGTATAGTGAAGATATGTTAGATATACCTAATCAAAGAATTGTAGTGAGAAGTACCTTTGATGAAGTGCCTAGTTGTGAACAATTTGTAAATAGAAATAAAGATAAACCTGTTGTAGATAATCCTGATGGTTTCTTACAAGATGCAGTTAGATTTTGTTATAAAGTTTATGCTTATACAGACCAACTAATTAACAACGAAGATTATGATGGTGTTATTTGTATTGATGCAGATAGTGTATTTTATAAACCAATCGACATAGAATGGTTGACAAAAAATATACATAAAAGTGATTGTATGATGACCTATTTGGGTAGAGGTAATAATTATAGTGAATGTGGATTCTTATACTTTAATATGCAACATAAATCCACTAAGGCTTATGCTAGAGAAATGAAAAGAATGTATGATAGTGATGAAATCTATCAACTAAAAGAAAAACATGACAGTTATATTTGGGACCATGTACGAAAAGCATTTGAAAGTAATGGTGTAAAAAATCATAATATTGGTGACGGAAAACCAGGTCATGTTCAGGCCAGGTCTGTACTAGGGACTGTGTACGACCATATAAAAGGACCTAAGAGAAAAAAACTATTAAGAAGTCCAGAAGCGAGAGTATAATGATTAATGTCTTTATAGGATACGACAGCAACGAAAAGGTTGCTTTTAATACTTTATCATATAGTATATTAAAACGCAGTACAAAACCAGTTGCTATTACACCTATCTATTTACCTAATATTAAAGATGACTTTGTAAGAGAAAGAAACAACTTATCATCTACTGAATTTAGTTTTAGTAGATTTATTATTCCACACCTTATGAATTATAGAGGTTGGGCTTTGTTTATGGATTGTGATATGTTAATGATGACCGATATTGCAGAACTATGGCGATTAAGAGATGACAAGTATGCAGTACAAGTTTGTAAACACGATTATGAACCTAAACACGAAAAGAAGTTTTTAGGTCAAGTACAGACAAAGTATGAAAAAAAGAATTGGTCTAGTTTTATGTTAATGAATTGTGCTAAGTGTAGTGCATTAACACCAGACTATGTTAATTCAGCCACAGGTTTAGAACTACATCAATTTAAGTGGTTAGAAAGTGATGACTTAATTGGCAGTTTGCCTTTAGAATGGAACTGGTTAGTTGGTGAGTACGAATATAAAGATGATGTAAAGAATGTACACTTTACTGAAGGGGGTCCTTACTTTGAACAATATAAAGGTTGTGATTATACCATAGATTGGTTTAATGATTACCATGAATCAAATAAAGTTAATTTATAA